GCGGTGCCCAGCCGACCGGCAACGGTCATTTTATCCAGCAACTCGGTGGAGACCTTCAATTTAGACAAGTCGAAGTCAAAGGCCTCGGCCGCGACGGTCAACCCGCTGGAAAGCACTTGCGCATTGGCCCCGGTGACGGCCATGGCGTTGTTGACACTGCGGATGGTGGCCAGGGACTCGTCCCAGGCCAGACCGGACTGGATCAGATTGTTGAAGCCGTCCAGGAGCGAGTCCAGGGACTGACCGGTCTGCTGGGACATGAGATACAGCTCGCGGCGCAGGGCGGCGGCTTCGTCCTTGGTAGCCCCGGCGGTCTGGCGAATCTGGGTCAGCCGCTTGTCCAGGGCGGCCGAGTTCAGGACCGCCTGGTAGCTTTTCCAGGCGGCCCCGGCCCCGGCGAGCATCCCGGCATAACGATTGGTCAGCGCATCCAGCCCCCGGCCCATGGCCAGCGTGGATCGGCGCAGCAGCCCCATGCTTCGGGAGCCGCGCCGGGCCATGGTGTCCAGGGCGTTGCCGTAGGACCTGGACTTGGATTCCAGGTTGCCGCCCAGGTCCAGGAGAACGGAGGTGCGCAGGTTACTCATAGAGTGGTCTCAGTGCGTTGCAGTATCGGATCAGCCGCCACACGGGCAGCGCCTTGAGTTCGGATTCGGCCCAGCCGGTGCGTCCGGCCAGGAGCAGGATCAGCCGTTCAATCTCGGCCGTCCTGCTCCCCAGTTCGCCCCCGCTTGTCCAGGGCGGCCAGGGTCTCCTGGGCGCGGATCGCGGCCCGGGCGTCCAGCTCGTCGGCCTTGGCCTGGACGCGGGCCAGGTCCTGGGGCGACAGCCGCTTGAGGATGGCCAGGTCCACGCCCTTGAGTTCGCCGACGCATATCTGGCGGCGCAGTATGTGCTGGCCGACCAGGGCCGGACTGGCCACCAGGGCCGGGCCGTCGGCGGTCATGACCACCTTTTCGGACTCTTCCCGGGCGTCCAGGATATGGGCGCTGGAGGACTCGACAAGGGTCAGCTCGTCGTAGTCGGTCTTGCCGATCTTGATGGGCGTGGTCAGGGGTACTCGTTCGGTCATGGTCTAATCCTCCTCGCAGGTGATGGCGGACATGGTCACGTCCAGCTCGCCGCCCTTGGTTTTGAGTTTGGGCGGCTCGGTGACGAACGCGCCGGTCAGGACGTAGCGCCGTCCGGTGTCTGTCAGAAAGATCACGGTGGCGTCGGTGATGGCTTTGACGTCCTCGATGGAGGTCTGCTTGGTGTGGTAGACCGTGCACTCCAGGGTCGGTTCCACCGTCTCCTCGCTGTAGCCGTAGACGCGGCCGCCGCCCATGACCGGGTTGCGCTTGACGCCTCCGGTGTCCAGGGTGGCGTCGTCGGCCGTATTGAGCTGCCCGCCGTCCACGTAGATGGTCGCTTTGCCGGTTACTTGCATGATGCCCTCCTACAGGATGAACTGAATCTGCTCGGCGAAAACGCGGAGCTGGTTGACGATGTTGGGCGGGGCGAGGACGTCCAGCCGGTTGGGATCGTCCGCGTTGCGCTCGACGATCAGCTCGGCTTTGAACTGCTCGAATCCCTCCACCAGGCCGCGCTCCTCCAGCTCCCGGAACAGGGCGAGCAACTCGGCCCGGACTATGGACGGCGTGGCGATGGCCTGGCCGGGGCCGAACCGGGTACCGTCGTCGGCCAGTTTGTGGCGCGGGAATTTGGTCGTGATGCGCACGCGGGTGACGTAGCGGATGTAGGACAGCGTGGCCGGGGTGGTCACGTCCAGGTAGCTGACGTCCTCCAGGCCGTAGGCGTTGGTCTGGTAGGTGGTCACGGCGCGCTCGATGCGCACGGTGCCGTCCCTGTCCACAACGTAGGAGGACAGGCCGTCGTAGAGCAGCAGATTGCGCTCTTCCTTGGTCCAGCGGGTCTCCTTGGCCGGGGCCAGGATGCCGGGCAGCGCCAGGGTCTGGAGCGGCCGGGCCGGGTCGTCGGCCAGGGCCACGGCCGCAATGGTCGCGTACACGGCCGCCCAGACGTAGGCCGGGGTCGGCGCGGGGCCGGTGGGCATGCAACTCACCAGATGCGAGTTGCGCGACGCGGACCAGGTGGAGGCCTCGGCGTGGGTACCGCGCACGGCGGCAAACGCCTGGCTGTCCTGCATGGACATGGGGCCCCAGCGCTCCAGGAGTTCCGCCTCCAGGGCGGCCATGTTGGCCCCGTCGGTCCAGGGCACAACCAGGGCGTTCCACCATTCGTCGCCCATGGCGTCGATGGCGTCCGCGATCTCCGGGTTGGCCTCGCCTCCCGCCATGGCCGCGACGGCCACGGTCAGCCCGGCGGGCAACGTCTCGCCGGTGTAGTAATTCATGCGGACATCGATGTCGTTGCCGCACAGGCCCTTGTGCCGGGCGGTCAGGGTGACGACCGCATCGGCCACCACGGCGGTGACGGGCAGGTCCGGGGCCTCGTTGACGGCCGCGCCCAGGGCGGCGGCTGCCTCGGCGGCCGTGTCGGCGGCGGCCACGGCGGCGCGCACGCGCTGTCCGGCGATGTAGCAGTTGAGCACCCCGGCGGCCGTGGCCGTGCCGGTCAGGGTGACGGTGCCGGTGGCGGCCACGCCTGCGGCGGCGTCGGCCAGCGGGATGGCCCAGGTCTCCAGCCACTTGTCCGCGCCCTTGATGGCGGCAAACATGGCGGACAGCATGGAGCCCCGGCCGAACAGGGACACGGCGTGGTCGGCGGACAGCACGCGCACCGGCTTGGCCTCGTCGGCCAATCCGGCGGGGAGCATCTGCCCCAGGACGAGCAACTGGTACTCGGCCTCGGCCAGCCCCTGGACCGCGTTGGAGTTGTCGAACTCGATGTAGCACAGCGGCACCCGCAGGTTGGCCGGGATCTCGTTGAAGCTGATGGCCATGGGCTAGCCCTCCTTGGTGGTTTCGGCGGCCTTGACGGCCTTGGCCTGTTCGGCCTTGGCTCCCTTGGCGACGGCCTCGGCCGTGGTCGGGGTCACGTCGCCGTCCTTGAGGCGGCGACGCCAGTAGCTGACGTTGGGCACGGCCTGGCCGTACTCGGGCATCGGTTTCGCGGTGCGCTGGTCGCGCACGGTCAGCCCCGCGCGGGGCTTGAGATACAGGGTGTCCATGATGGTCTCCTAGCCCTCTTCCTGGGGCAGGTTTACCGAGTCCTCGGCCACGGGCGCATTGTCCGCGACCGGATATCGGGCATACAGGGTTTCAAAGGGGTCCAGCGCGGCCAGGTCGGCGGCCGTCATGGCCTCGGCGACGGCCATCTGCTGTTGCCAACTGACGGCCCACATGGCCACGCCCGACGAGTCCACGCCGGACGAAAAAAGATTGTCGCCGCGCACGGCCTGGGGCGCGTCCAGGCAGTCGTCGCTGCCCCAGGTGTTTTCCGGGACGATCAGCGCCAGCCGATCCACCACGGCGGCGGCCACCAGGTCGCGGTGCACGCGGGGCTTGTCCTTGGCCACCACGAACGCGCCCCAGGCAAACGTGCCCTTGTAGAGGCCGTTGGCATAGACTAGGTCGCGGAAGCCGAGCGAGGCGACAAACACGGCCGGGGCCTTGGCCGAGACGCGGCGCAGCTCGGCGACGTCAAACCGGCCGCCGTGTGCCTCGCAGGCGATGCCGGGGCCGAGGCCGGTGCGGATGGTGGCCACGATGGCGTCGCGCAGGGATTCCAGGCTCATTGCAATGCCTCCAGTTGGCGGTCGATGAAGTCGTCCACGAGCACGGCCAGATCCTCCTCGTTCTCGGTGGACAGGCCGAAATAGGTGCGCGCCGGGATCGTGATCCGGCGGCGCGAGCCGACGAGGGACATGTCCAGTCCGTTTTGGTGGGCGGCCGCGTAGACCAGATTGGAGCCCCACTCCACGTAGTCGCCGCCCAGGCCGACCACGTAGTCGATGGAATCGAGCAGGGCCTGGGAGGCCACCAGCAGACTCTGCCCCTGGTGACGGGTGGCCGCGTAGGAATCCGACCAGGCGGGCCACGGGGTGCCGTCCGGCGCGGTCTTCTCGGCGTCAATGCGGCGTTTGGTCTGCGATTCGGCCAGGGAGCCGATCTCGTCCATGAGGGGGCGCGTGTCCATGTCGCCCAGCCGGGCGATCCGCCCGGCCAGGCGCTCCAGGTCGCCCATGGAGATGATCAGGTCCACACTCACGACAGGCCCCCGCCCCGCCCGCGCCCGAAGACGCGGGGCCGTCCGCTGACCATGGCCGGGCTGGACGCCTGGCCGCCGGATTTCTCGGGCTTCGGCCCCAGGGAGACGTCGCCCTTGGCGATGGCCCGCAGGGTGGCGCGGGCGTCCGTGTAGCGGGCCCGCACCTCCTCGGTGACCAGGTCGGCGGACGGGCTCATGCGGTAGACCGCGATGTCCACGGCCACCTGCACCAGGACCGACGGCACCACCGCGAGCGGCAGGTCGTAGCGGCTCCCGACGTGCAGGTCGATCTCCGAGTCGGCGTCGGCCAGGGCACGGGCGGTCACGGCCGCGTCGGCCATGCCGTCACCGTCCCGGTCGGCGAGGACCAACAGCTGGTCCTCCCCGTACCGGTCGATGATGTCTTGCGTGGTGGCGTAGGCCATCAAGCGTTACTCCTTGGCCTTGGGCGCTTCGGGTTTGGGCTCGGGGACGGCTTCGGGCTCGGCCTTGGGCTTGGCTTCCGCCTTGGCCTTGGGTTCGGCCTTGGGCTTGCCTTTCTTGGCCGCCTCGGCCTTGGGCTTAGCCTCGGCTTTCGCCTTGGGTTCATTGTCCTCGACCACGACAACGAGTGCGGGGTCGGCCTTCAGGATGGCCAGCTCATCCTCGGAAAACCGGTCGTCCTTGTAGGTCACCGGCTTGTCCGGGTGGCGCATGTTGCACCGGCGATGACCGGCGCGTTTGGCGGTGATGGTTACGGGCATAATGCGATATCCTCCTAGGCCAGCCAGCCGGTGGACAGCAGCTTGGCGGTGTTCTGGTAGACATTGGTGCCGCCGCCGACGAGATACTCGGCCTCCAGGATTTTCTTGCCCGGGCCTTCATTCACGGGGGCGCAGACCAGGAGGTCGGGCTTGAGGTTCATCGGACGCCCGTTGTCCCCCTTCATGGACATCATGGCCTCACGCGCGGCGGCGTAGTTGGCCTCGGTCAGCTCCGCCTTGGAGCCGAAGGCCAATTGCCACAGGCCCAGGCCCGCGTTGCCGCGCGCATCCACGCCGTAGTAGTAGTCGCCGGACATGAACACGTTGGGGTCGGTAGGCTTGTCCATCTTGGTGAACCGGTAATCCTTGCGGCGCTGGTAGATGAACGGCTTGACCGCACGCGAGGTGTCGAGCAGGAACCACGGGCTGGATGCACCGTCCTGGAAGTTGGAGACGCTGGTTTCCTTGCCGTCTTCGCCGATGACCGGATGGTCGGCATCGAAAAACGGCTGGCCGTCATAGCACAACTCCGTGAAGGCGGCCTTGAGCAGGGCAAAGACCAGTTGGTCCGGGTGCTCGGCGGCGTCCTGCCCCATCTGCGCGAACAGGGGCGTAAACGTCCCGTAGGAGTCATCCTCGATGACGGATTCCTTGATGCCCACGCTGTCCTCGTAAGGATCGTTGACGATGGTGAAGTCGTGAACCTGAAGGTTTTGGATCACCCGATCTCCCACCCACTTGCGGAAGCCAGTGTTTTTCCCGAGCCAGGGATAGACTTCCTTGGAAGTGGTGGACGGGCACAGCATGGCGATTTGCGGCCATACCGGGGCGACGCCCGTGAAAGCCTTGTTGAAGGCCATCTTGAAGCCCGTGAACATGGACGAAAGGTTTGCTTGGTTGACGATCATGGTGTCTTGTCTCCTTAGATGTTGATCCAGACGCCGAGGTCGTCCACGTCCATGATGGTACCGGCGGCCGGGAGGGTCGATGTCGCATCGGTCAGGGCCACGGTCTCGTCGTCCTCCGCGTAGGCCGTGTCGTTGACGGCGGCCAGAGTGATGGGATCGGTGGCGGAATTGTCGAAACGGAAACAACCGCGCCGGACGCGGCAAGTCTTGTCTCCAGCCGCGCCGCCGGAATTGTTCACCTGTCCCTCGGCCCGGCCGTCCACCTTGAGATCGGGATCGGCGGACACGGGCACCAGGTTGCCGTCGGCATCCAGGGCCACCATGGCCCCGGCGTAGATGATGGTATCGGCGGCAACGGGGCGCTCGAAAAAGACGCCCTCCTTGCGCACCGTATCGCGGTCAGCGGTCAGCGCCATTTATGCACCCTCCTTCAGGGAGTTGGCGAACTCGGTCTCGTCCAGTCCCATGTTGCGGCAAATTGCCTTTTGGTCATCGGTCAGAGCACCGGTGGCCTGAGAGGGCTTGTCCGGTAGCACCGGGTCCTCGATGACCTGCGGGGCCGCCTTGGCGAAGTCCTCGAACGCTTTGAGGCCGTCCTCCTTGCGGCACATGGCCAGGTAGTAGTCCTTGCTGGCCGGGGCGATCTTGCCGTCGCGGATGGCCGTGTTCACGGCCAGCTCGATCTTGGCGTCCAGCTCCTTGGCGTCGCGCTCCTTGATCGCCTTCTCGGCGGTCTCGGCGCGATTGAGAGCCATCTCCAGGTCGGTGCGGGGCACCAGCTTGGTCAGGTCCAGCACCTCGCCCTGGCCCTGCATGTTCAACGCCTTGGAGGCGTCCGACGCGGACAGCTCCTTGGCCTTGGCCGTGGCCGCGTCGACCCCCGCGTCCTCGGCCAGACCGAGCGCGGACAGCAGGT